GTCATCAAATTTAGTAATATATGTCCCTTTAATCAGTTCGTCATTGTATAATCTAATCCAAGCATATCCTAAACATTTTTTAAATTTTTGACTAAATATACTATTATTTTTAAGGGTATCTTTAATATTATTTAAGATATTATAGTTATTTATAATCAAATGACATAGTTTAGGATTTAATAAAAAGCTACAAATCATAGTTTTGTTTAGACTTGTCAAATCACCATCAGTCATAAAATATTTAAAAAGCATGTCTGTTTCTTCAATACTAAAGTTAACATTTGAGGTTAATCTAAAAATTTTCTTTCCATTATGTTCTAAATTTGCAATTGAAAACTTCTTATTCATAGGAATTATAATATTTTCATAATTATTAACATTAGTATTTACTTTGTTAAATTCTTGGATTTTTCTATGTTTGATAATATAATCATAATTGTAATTAGTATTATAAGATGATAACCAAAATTTTGCTCCGTCTAAATTAGTAAGTAATTTAGATAATTCTGTCATAACTTTATAATGATTTTTATCTAATTTAAAATACTCTGACATGATAATTATTTTATGTAAATCTTCAATTGATTTATTTTTATTAAACATGTCAATAAAAGATTTTAAATTGAAATAATTAATAGTTAATACAGTTACAACCAAATTATTTTTTTCAAAACTTTGACCTATATTTCTAAATTGATTAATTTGTTTACTACTAAAAATTTTTGCATTATTCATAAAAAATTTACTAGTTAAAATAGAAAGTCCGTTAACAGTATGTACAACCATGTTATTTTTAATATGTTCTAGTTCTTCATCAGAAACGTTTTCTTTTAGATAAAATTTTTCTACATTTGATATAGGACATAAAATATTAACATTTTTAAAATACTTATAAGCATTTGAAATATTAATATCTATTGTATCACCATCTATTATAATATTTTTTTTAGAAACATATAGAGGATTTTTTGAAGGCACATCTTCCTCTTCAATATCTGATGTATCATCAAGAACAAGAGATTCATTTTCAATATATATTGATTTTTCCATTAATTTAATAATTGATGTTATTATCAATTTTTTTATTATTACTAAAGAATTAATAATAATAAATCAAAAATATAATAATAAATCAAAAATATATTAATAAATCAAAAATATATTAATATAAATAACATTAATAAAATAATTTCACTAATTTACCATCTTGTTCTTCAATGTAATCATTATCTTTCATATGTTTAACTGTATTATAAAACATATCTTCTGTTACCACAATGTTACCACAATTTAGATTATCTTTGATTACACTAAATAATTCATTTTCTTTATAACCTCTAGTTTTAACAAATTTATTAATCCAACAGCTTACAACTGTTTTATGATCAAAAACAGGGACATATTTAACAACTTTGTGAACACTCTCACCAAATAAAATTTCAACATAATCATTTTCTATTGTTGATAATTTCTTACTTGCAAACAATAGGTTATACTTATTTTTTTCAACGATACCTCCATACAAAAGACTATCAATAACTTCATCAATAAAAGTTCTCTTGTAATTACCTAATAATTTAAGTTTATAAATTTCTAATAATTTCATTTCTTCATTATTTACTATTTCTTGAAAAATAATACTTTGAATAGGTAACATTGTTAAATGTAGCGTTTCATCTTTATAAGTATAATCAAAATTAATACTTCCTAAATGCGCTAAAAGATTAAACTTCCTTTTATTATCTGTTGCTACATTGTAACAATCATTTACTAATTGTAAAGCATTTAGAATATTATTATTGTTTTTAGGTACCTGATTTACCTCATTATCCATTTCTATAAACCCTTCACTAAAGTTTAGAGCCCAGAAATTAGGATTAATTACGTAAATATTATTATTTCTATTAAACTCATTATTGATATTAGATGTAAAGAATTTACTAAATGTAAAATCATTTTGAATAATCTCTAAATCATGAGATAATCTGTTAAATTTAGAATTTTTAAAAAGATTAATAAGATCTACAATTCTAGAAGTCGTAATTTCTCTATTAATAATTAATGGAGTAAGTTTTTGTTTAATTAATTCATGAAAATGATTGACTGTCATATCATTTACACTAATTAGTTCCAAGGTGTTTTTACTCTTAATATTTCCAGAAATAATACTATCTACTATAATATCTATGTTTTCATCACTACCCAACATTTTTATCATTAAAATTTTTTTTATAAAATTAGTTTTCACCTTATCTAATTTCTGTGTTAGTTTAATTACAAAATCAAATACTTTAGTTAAATTTTTAGATAAATATCCTCCTTTATCTAAAACTACAAAAATATTTAGAAACAAATCAGATTTATAGTTTATATCTTCAGACATTTTAAACACCTTTCCAATTATTGTTGGATTATTAACAATAAATTCTTTAGTAAATAGACTATCTTCATCTATAAATTCTGAAAATGTATTTAATATTTTCATTTTATAATCTATGAGATAACGTTCACTTTTAAACGTAGATTTAAACTTAAAAAGTTTATTATAAGTATCTAACATAAGCGTCAAATATAAATGCTTCATTGTTTTAGGAATATCTATATTATAAAAGTCAGCTAAGTAGGTAGAATAAATATCTAAGAAATCTTCATAAAAATTGTAATAGCTATCTAAAACTTTTAAGTTTTTCAAAAGTTCATATGAAACTTTATCATCATCTATAATTTGTTTAAATATACTAAATCTAATATTTTTATCGTCAATTATAATATTTTTAAAATCAGATGCAAAATTTTTAAGTTCATCTATATCACCAAAACGTTTTTCAGATCGTTTATAACCTCTACTTTTAGTTAAACTATGGATTAATTGAATCCGATTAATCATTTCATAAATTTTATTATTAAACCCTTGAATATCTATTTTTTTATTTTTATTTAATTGATATTTCAATTGATTACAATATTGTTTAACTATATTTTTAATAATTAGACGATAGTTAGAATCAATGATAGGAACTGATTTAATTCCAATAAGAATTTCCAAATCAAAATTATTAAGATTGTTAGTTAATATATTTTCTAACAGAACATCATTAGATTTGTCAGAAAATACATTTGTATTTATTATATTATATTTATCAATTAACAATGACATATAATTATATTATAAGGTGTTATTGTCAATTTTTTTATTATTTTTATTGACAATTAAAAAGGCGCAATTTATTGTTATTTTTAATTTTTTACATTAATTAATTCTTCTTAAGATTCTTATAGTAAACTAATAATATTAAAGCTACAGCTATAACAGGGATTAATAAATATTCAAAACTTGTTTTACTTTCTTTTGTACATGCTTTTTCTTTTATAATATATTTAATAGCTTCATCGTCTGAATATACTTTTGAATTATTTTCTATATTAACTAAGTTATGCATTTTTATACACCAACTAATTAGTTTATCTTTGTTTGACATTATATCATCAGTTAAAGGATACTGTTGTAAATGCATTTTAAAATTACCTGCACATAATCCACAAGGTAATATATTTTTTATTAAAGTAAAAAAAGTTTTATACTTTTTTTTATCACTTTCGGTAGGGTTTTCAGGATATCCTAAAGAAACAAAGTGTAAAAACTTCCAACCATGTGGTCCCCATACATCTGGTCCCATATTCATATAATATATTTTATATTATTTTTAATAATAATTAACTCAAATTAAGGAAACGTTTTCTTTAATATATAATGGACATTACTTTTGATAAAATCATAGAATATCTTTCCACCAAAAAAGATCATTTCACAAATAAAATTAATATTGTTAGACCTATTGATAATTTTAATTTTGATATACCCGTATTTAGGATAGGAGTTTTAAATAATTCTAATAAAAAAAATATTAGTTTACTTCAGTCTATCCTTTATTTAATTAATCCAGAATATATTTATCAAAACAAAGAAGATAAAATTAATATGATGGAAAAGTTTGTTAATGATGTAAGAAGTTATTGGAAACTTAATTATAAACCAAATAATGATTTTTCATTACTTGATGGAGAAAAATTAATTAATGAATTATCTAAAAATCATATAGATAATGATAAATTTAATAACTATCTATACATTTTATCTTATTGTTTAAAAACAAATTTTCTAATTTTAGATTTTAATACAGAAAAAACTTCTGTTATTTCATATTATATCGATGAAAATAGCCTAAACTTTTATAGACCTTTTATTATTCTAGCAAAAAAAGATAATAACATTGAACCTATTTTCAGCAATGAAAAAAAAATATTTAAATATGATGACATTATAAATTATCTAACAAATTATGATACAATTAATATTGAAGATATTTTTCAAACTAAAAGTGTATTTATAACACCAGTTAATATTAACCTTTCCATAGAACAACTTAAGAAAAAGAAAAAGAAAGAACTGATGGAAATGTGTGATAATCAAGGAATCAGATATTTAAAAAAAGATTTAAAAATTGTTCTAATAAACAAATTACTTAACTAGAAAATTTTTTTTCACTTTAATTGTAAATGAAAAAAAATTTATTAGAATCCCTCTTTTTTATAGTTTTAGTGGGATTAATTGTAAAAAATATGCCATATATGAAAAAATATGATATTAAACTTAAATTTAGTATTTATAGATCAATTATGTGTACATTTTTTGTTATAAGCTCTATTTTATTTTTATATTCAAGTACTAATATTTTAGAAAATTCCTTTACTTTTATTAGTGAATTAGAGCCATTATTTTTAAAATTTTACTTTTATATTATTGTTGATATTATTTTTATATTAAGTAGAACTAAAAAAAGATATGATTTATTAATACATCATATTGTTGTTTTAATTGTTTTAACTTTAGGTCAACAGAAAAAAATAGTAGGTACTATTCTACCTATATTATTAATTAACGAAACTATTTCAATATTATCTGGATTTGATAGAGTTGCTCTTAATAATAAAAGAATTAATGAATCTATCTTATTTAAAAAAATAAGAAAGATAATCATTATATTTATAAGACTACCTATATGGTTGTTATTTATTAAATTAATGTTAGAAAATAAAAATATTCACAAAGTGAAAATATTAGGTCAATCTAATTTTTTTAGAATACTATATATAACAATTACACTTTCTATAATTGGCTTAGATATCTATTGGTTCAGAAAGTCATCTAAATTTATCAAAGAAAATTTATCCAAGTAATATATCATTATTTCCATTAAATTCAGTTAAATTTATTAAAAACATCATTAGTTTATTAATAATTTGTTTTTTACTTTTATAATAAGGACGCAGAAGTTTAATTGCTTCATAATAATTTACCCAACGAATACTACTAACTTCATTATTATTTAATTTATTAAAATTGTTTTCATCTACATCTAATGAAATATAGTAAACATTTTTGTACATATTATTGTCTGTACCACTATAAATCTCATTTACTGGAATGATATTTTTACAAACATCATTTTCTTCAATAAAATATTGTGTTTCTTCTTTAAATTCTCTAATAGCACAATCTATATTTTTTTCGTAAATATTTTTTCTACCTTTAGGAAAACCCCATTCAGGTTCATCATAAGGTATTTCTGTTTTTTTAATCTCTTTTATATTATCTTTTGTAATAAAATTTTTGAATTTATTTTTGGATTTTCTGAATTCCTTCATATGTGATTTGCTAGTTTCTAACCATAAATTATTCCATAACTCTTCAAAATCTTTTGAAATAATATTAGCTACTTCATCTTTTGACATTAATTTAAGCATACTAATAGCATCATCAAATGTATTATACTTACCTCTTACAAATTCAATATAATTTAAACTATGTTTCCTCCGAATCATTAAAAATTTAATTGAACTGTAAAAACTTGTTATACGATGAATATTATTAAGGTGTAAGTAGTTATAATTATCAACATCTAAATAATTATACTCCAAATTTTTTTTTATTTTTAAAATTTTAGGTAAAATTTCTTTATCATATGAGATTGCTATAACTCCATATGATGTTTTAGGAAGACTACAATGTCTATTATAATGACCAAAATTACCACAATTATTACAAAACCTAACTTTTTTATCCATTTCCTATCTACATATAAATGTTATTTTTTTTTTTAAGTAAATATTTTTAAATATTTTTAAATAAATTCTCTTAAAGTAAAACTCATCCGCGGTTTAGTAATCATATCATTTTTTGTTATTTCATGGGTATATTTTATTTGACTTGAACCTGACATTATGAATAAGGAACCTGATTCTAAAGGGAAGCTATATTTTTCTTTTGATTTAATATTTTTAAAAAGTAATTCTCTAGTTGCTCCTAATGAAAAGTTAATAATAGTAGGATATTTTCCAAAAGATAAAGGAGTATCTCTATGTGGTCCAATATGTTCACTTCCATCATTATATTTATTAATTAAACAACTATTAATATTAGGTATCTTGATATTTTTTAGATCATAATTTTGTAACTCATTAATAATTTTAAATTGTAAATTTTCCAATTCTTTAGTATAATTATTTGAGTGCCATTTCATATACCTATTTTTCCACTGTTCACAAAAATATTTCCCATCTTTCTGAAACCATTTTTGACTTCTATTACCACTATCAAAAAACTTATCATTTAAAAATAGATTTAGTAATTTATCAGTTTCATCCTGACAAAAAAAATCTTTAATATAACACAAAATCGTATCTGGTTCCATATCATCTTCTGTTATAGTATGTAACTCCATTTAACTAAAATTAAATATAATTAATTTCATTTTTTTCTAAATATCATTCAATAATTTTACATATTTATCTTCAAAAAATTCTATTTGAGTACAACTAATGTAAACCAATTTTGTTTTATTTTCTTCTTTAATCATAACATAAGCTCTACCTCCTTCTAATTTAACTAAAATACCTTTTGCCTCTTCTTGAACATTGCCATAATGATCTATACCATGTCTTAAAATTTTAACCTTAGAACCTATAAAGTCCTTATTTAAATTATTCCTTAAAAAATTATTTTGTTTTTGTAACTCTACTACTAAATTATCTCGTAATACTTTACAAGTATCTATAAATAAATTTGACATTATAAATATAAATAATTAAAAATTTAAATAAAGTTATTTAATAAAAATTTTATTACTTATAATAATATGGAACTCATTAAAGATGATGTATATGATACAGAGTTTTTACATAAATATCATTCTATTATTAACCATAAAACTATTCTTATACCAATGTCACTAATATTACCTTCTTTAAACTTTCTACATATTTTTAATAATTTTATTTATTTATTTTGTAGTACTTCTATTTCTCTATTAATTCTTACTTGGAATTTTACCTACTTATCACATGTTTCTTATAATAAACCTATTTATTATGATGATCTTATAAAAAATGACCTTCAAAATAATGATGAAAAAAATAATATAATTTACAATTTAGAAATTTCTAATAAATTTCGTCATAAGTTTATTTTTTTTCAACAGATTATTTTAAGTTTCACAGTAGCTATTATGGTCGAATATATTTCAATTAGATATCATGATATAAATTTTTTAACTACTGAGTTTTTAGGAATTCTGGGAGGATTAATATCATTATATTTAAAAATTATAAAACTAACAGGTAAAGTAATACTTATAATACTTTACAAATTGAAGAAAAGAGAGCGAAATAGAATGTTACAATTTAATAATATTATTGAATAACATTGTGAGTAATATTATAGTTAACACCTTCATAAATATTATTAAAATTTAAAATAACTAAATCATTTAATAATATACCATATTGATTACTAATATCTGAAATCATATCATTTATTGAAACATTACAAGGAACTAGTTTGTATTTTCCAATTGAAAGTTTAGAAGGAGTAGACCAAAAATAAGATTTACTATAATTATAAGGTGATATATAATTTAATTTGTTAAAATATTTCAATTCTTTAATAAATTCGTAAGTTCTTCTTTCTCCTATAATAAATAATATTACTGATTTTTCAAAACATCTTTTTTCAATAAACTTGATGTTTTTCATAAATTTTTCAAAAGATTTATTGTTATTAAAATTAACACTATTAAGGTCTAAAATTACACCTTTTTTAATACTAACAATATTATCAAAATTATTTCTACTAAGCCAATTATTAAATTTAACTTTTTCTTCCAAATCCTTAAATTCAGAAGTTTTCCTTATTAAAATTTTATTTTTTAATTCCTCCATAACTTCTAAAGACAATGGATTTTTTGTTTTAGATACTTTGAAAGCATTAACTTTTTTTGGAGAAAAATCGGATAAATCGGATATATCTATGAAGGAATTATTACCGGTCATTACAACAGGATTTTTTGATAATAACATTAATAAGATTATACATGAAACTTGAAAAAGAATATATAGGATATTCACCATTACAATAGAATATATTTAAAATATTTTTTTTACATTTTCGGCAACATAAAATCCAACACCATTTACTATAAACGCCCTTGAAAGTGCAATAGTAATACCATTCCAATAATTTTTTGTCCTTATTGCTTCTCTTATAGAGATATTTGATTGAACACGAGTTTTTATAGTATCTATTGGATAAGTAAATAACCAAGATAGCGCACCAGCTACTCCTCCAGAAATTAATGGATGATAATTTATCTCATTTTTCATGTAATCATATGTTCCAAAATATATAGATAGAGCTATTGTTTCTCTTGTAACTGTAATAGGATAACCTTTTTTAAAGTTTTTTATCATACCATAAAAATCTGTTTTTATTTTATTTTGTCTACTAATTTTAAAATGGTCTAGAGGAGTTATAATAGCAGATGATACTATTCCTGATACTAATGAATTGTATCTATAATATAAATCAAATTGTATTCCTATTAATAAAGAATTACTAATTAATGGGTATTTCAAACCTTTATATAAATTACCCTTAACTTTAATATTATTCTGCTTATTTGTTTTTATTGTATCAAGTGGGTGTCCTATTAAAGTTTGAGTGATACCAGAGCTTAACCCTGCAAAAAAATCCATTATAAATTAATAGCCTTTGTTTTGCTAAAGCGATTTAATAAGATAATTAATAAAACTGAGATTACAGCTAATCTAATCATGCTTACCAAAAATCTTCCAAATAAAACTTTATTTTTCTTATTTTTTAATTTTATTACCATTTCTTGTGTTTCAGGTATACAAAAAGGTATTAAAACATTATTTGTTAGACTTGTTCCAAATTCCATAATAAGGGATGCAACTATCCCAATTAAGACATTGTAAAAAAATTTTCCAGCCTCTGATTGATTAAGATTTTTTAGGTCCATATATAATAATATAGATATTTTACAATTAAATTTCTATATTATTATATATAAAATATGGCAAATAAATCAGTTATAAATATGATTAATGAAGCATTACAATTACATTTTATTAGAAAAACAAAATATAAAATCGAACACTTAGCAATAGAAGATATGAATAACAATAAAAATAACAAAGTTGAGCTTAATGTTGTAAGACAAACCAAACCTATCGTTACTTTTTTAGAAAATGGTAGAAGTTATGAAACTGAAGTATTTGGATTATATACAAATAAGTATAAGACTTTTTCTTGGTCATGGTCATTACCTTCTAATTTTTACGGTAGCTCTAAATTATCTAAAAAATTATTTGATTTTTATTATGAAAAAGATATAGATACAGAATATGATATTATTGATTTCTTCTTACGAAATATTTTTATTACTAGTAGATTAGAAGTTCGTGACATGGAAGAAATGGAAATGATAATAGCTGTATCAGAATATGTTTTGAAGGAAACTAACAACTTTAAATTTATATTTCCTGTTAAAAAGATGCTCTCCTCAAATATTAATGATTTTATTATAATTTATTATTTTGCAAAATTTTCAGATTAAATATATAAATATTTTCTAACTTTTTTTAGATATATGAATAAAATAACTACCAATAAATATTTTATTTATTTAAAAAATATAAGTGAAATTGACAAGACATCACTTATTTTCCTAATTGATGATACAAAAGGAATGGACATTGAAGATATGTCAGCTCATGAAGTATTATTATATATTATTTCTAGTGCTGATTTATCTAAAGTTAAATATCAAATTACACTATTAATAAAATATATTATAGAAAATTATAAAACTTATAAAAAAGATTTACAATTAAAACAAGTAGTAGATGGTATAAACGACCCAAAACATATTCCTTTTTTGGGTTACTTTCATTATTTATACCATAATATGACTGATGTTAAAATAAAATATCAAAGGAAAGAAAAAGACTTTAGTTATATTTATTATTACGATAAATTTTATTTAAATTAACAAAAATAATAATATAGTATTATATAATATGGAATTATATATACTAGTTATTTTCATATTTCTAATTTATCATCAATATAAATTTCAAAGTAATTATCCTAATATGTTAAAACCTAAAGAAGAAGATACCACAATTAAAATGATTAAAGACCGTTTAACTAAATTAGATATTATTAAAGACGAGCTTGATGATATTAGAAGAGAAACTAGAAAAAGAGACATAAAAGTTATTCATAAGGTAGATCATCCTCCTGAAAGAAGGTTACCTTATCATATACAACCTCCTATAAGATTAAAAAATAGAATTAATATTCCTACTAGAGGATATCCTGATAGATATACTCTTCAAGGAATTCTTGTTAGAAAAAGTGATGAAAAAATGTTACAGCTTTTTGGTAGACAAAAGTACCCTGGTTCTAACCAATGGGAATATTATTCAGTGGGAAATGATGGTAATGCATTTGGATCTAAGCTACCCGTTGAAGTATATGGAGATAAAGAATTATATGATAATGATATGGTTGAATTACCTTATCTAGATGGGAAAAAAGGAAAATTTAAAGTTAAGTTGTATAAATTAGATGCTCCACGTTATATGCCTTAAAATTTTTATCTAAATAATATATAATGATACTATATCAATATATTTTATTTACAATAGTCGGGTATTTTATAGGTTTATATTACGGCTTTTATAAGTTTAATAGTTTTCATGGACCAGATAGTAATGTTATAAAAAAATTAATTTACTATTATCCTAAAGAAGATTGTTTTTATAAACTAAAACCTGTTATTATCAAAAATGAATCGTTAGTTAAAGAAAAAAATCTATAATTATATATATGGACTTAAAAAAAGATGTTGCTGAAATTAAACTAAATATTGACCTTATTAAAGCAGAAGGAACAACCGTACCTTATCACATTGAATTAGCATTCTTAGAAAGATACCCTGAATTATATGATAAATACCCTTTTCTTGTAAAAAAAATATGTACAGGTGAAAATTTAGAAATGTTAAATAAAATGCTAAATAGTATTGATAAAATTGAAAAAGGAGCTGATAAATTTGAAGAAGAAAAAAAAATAGGTGAAGAATTAGGAGAAAAATACATTAAAAAAGACGAGTAATTTGATTTATATATTTATATTTATATATATATAGATGAAAACAAAAATATTTTTAATAATAATAACTTGTATTGTAATATTTCAATTATATTATAATAAAAAAGTTATTTATTATATATTAAATAATAAAAAAAATATACCTACACCTGAATATATAATTAGAATTATCATAAAAAATTTAAAAAATAAAATAACATTACATAATAACTTTATTTTTTATGATATAG